ATGGTGTTTCTTGTTTTTGGGTGTTTGATTGTGGATTGGCGGCGGCGTTATGAGTATGGTGTTTCGAGGGGCGAGGTTGACGCTTTTGTTTCTGGTAATGTGTGTGTGAAGCAGTTTTTGGGTAAGTATGCTGAGTCAACCCAGCATAATTTCAGCCGCTACCTCTGCATGTTTTTCAAGTGGATGCAGTTGCGGAAGGGTTTGGTGTTGAAGCCCAGCGAATTCTTGCAGACTTTATGTGAGAAACGGTTGAGCAAGGTTGTTGAGGACCGGGGTTGGGGTAAGACCCTTGTCCTTGACTTCACCCGGGATAACCCTGATATGAAAGGCAAGTCATACAGCCTCTTGTATGGCGCCATGCTCAAGAGCGTGAATTTGTTCTGCAAGGCTAATGAAGTTGAGTTGACTAGCACGCGCGGGTTTTATGGTGTGAAGAAACATCGCAAGTACCGGCCGGATCCTTACACTGTGGCGTTGGCCAAGAAAGTTTTAGGCGTATCGAGTCAGCGGGACCGGGCGATTTGCATGGTAGGATTGCAGGCCGGGCAGAGCGTGGACCAAGTCCTGGACGACATTAATGATCAGTACGATTACATAATACGAATGATCAGTCAGGGCAGAAAGAGGATCCGGATTAATTTCGCCCAACGCAAGGAGAACGACTTTCGATACTATAGTTTCTTTTCGATCGACGCGATAACGGAGATTCAGAAGTGGCTGCCCCTCCGAAAGAAATGGCTTGACGGCAAAAAGAGCCCCTACCTGTTTATCAAGTGGGATGGAACGAAGTTGACACCTGAAGCCTGGAGATCTCCCTTCAGAGAACGATTGCAACGTCACGGCGTTTACTCAGGACCTTACACTGTAGTTTTTCACATGTTCCGGAAGATCTTTGAGTCAGAAGCATCGCCTCCGGACAGAGGAATCAGCAAAGATTACGTGCGGTTTATGATGGGTCACTCGGTTGATAAGGAAGAACTTGATCAACTGGATATTCCCGGGGGCACGTATGATCAGGCGCCGTTTACCCATGCGGACGCGGTTGAAAGGGAATACGCGAAGCTGGAGCCCTACATTAACATTTACACTGGAAGGCCGCCTGGTCAAACGGAGGGGGAAATCAGTGAAGACGACATGGAAACGTTGAAGGACTTGCTTCAGAAATACAAAGAAGGAAAAGTCAAGATTGAGTCCTAATGTGGAATATGATTGTAGATTGCGACTTGAGCGTCTTCCACGTCGTCAAACTTGAAGACTAGGTCTTGCGATGTGGCTCCGTTTTGGACTGTTAGAACTGTCAGGGTTTGCTCTTTTTTCCATAGGGCCCCAACAACGCCTAGAAGTATGACGCGGCCAGCACTCATCTTGTCTCTAGTCGTGTTTTCAATCTTTTTGATGTTATTATACGGTATGTTCATTTTCAATTCGGGAATTTCCAGGGAGGCATCAGATAGTTTGATTTTCACGTCTCGCTTTTTCGGATAGGCAGGATGTCCTCCTAAATATTGTCCTCTGAATTCGGTTTTCTCTTTTTTTCCAAACAATGGCACACTTTCACCTCCTTCTAGACGTCGAGTTTCCAACCCTCTTTTCTTCTCTTACGAATTGTTTCCTTGACCTCAGGGAGTGTCATTGCATAGTCAATATGCTCGCAAGAGTCCGTCTGGTCGAGTTCGCACCAGAAGCCTTTTGGCTTGATGTAAACGTCTGCTACTCGGTGCAGTTTTCTATCATGTATTTTGACGCCGTTCTCATCATGATTGATCTGTTCAAAACGTGGTAGAATCTCAGGTGCGGTCAGGTTTTTCTGTTTGTAATCAGCGAGTAGGCGACGTAGTGCCTCTTTTGTGATTTCCCCTCTGCTGCGAAATCCATGGGTGCCAATGAGTTCATCCATTTCTGCAACCAATTCTTTCGGGACCTTTATTGTTACATGCGTTTCTTCTGGCATTTTTGCTCTATTTCTGTATAAGAGTAATGTATGACTAATAAGCGTTTTCCGTAATGTATGCGTAATCCATTACGCAAATCTTAAATAGTCAAAACATAGGAAAGGGGAATAGGTGTGTAATGGATGGGTAATGAATACACGACGTTGAAACTTCCAACCGAATTGGTTGATGAAGTTGACCAACTTGTCGGAAAGCACGGCTTCACAAGCCGGGCTGAAGTTGCTAAGGAGGCAATTCGAAAGCTTCTGCAGCAATACAAGGAGGATCAGGTTGTTGAGAGAAAAACAAAGTAGACTCATTCATGAGTTGGCCATTGAAACCCGCAAATTATTGAAGAAATCCAAGAATAAGGAGGCATAGTTTTTGGCTCAACAAGTGGATTGGCACGGCAAGATGACAGCCAAAAGCGCTTGGAAACTTGGTTACATAAGCCGCGAACAGTTTCTGGAAATCAGGAAAGCGTTCAAAGCAAAACATCACAACGGAGGAGAGTTGCAATGATTGAGGTTGATATGCAAGTCAAAGCCCACGCCAGCGGCGAAACTGATGAGAAAGACGCGTGGTTCAGCGTCACCCTGGTAGGTTCAAGTCCCGCTCTCCTCGAAGTATCCAACTTTAAATTGACGTTGAAAAGCGAGAAAGAATCGCTGTTCACGTCGTATCCAATCGGGAAAATGGTGTCTTTGAAGCTTCATGATCCACAGCGAAAGCTAACGGAGGGCTCCAAATGAGTCTCAAACTTCCGATTGATTTTGCCAAGAAAATCGCTGACACCCTCACCCTCAAAACCGAGGCGGTCGAAGAACTCTTTGACATTGAAGAGCGCAAAGACGGCTTTTTCTATGCTGTCTTAAAGCCGAAACAGTTCCTAGATAAATTTCAGTTCAGGGCCATGTGCAAACTCGTGAAGGACTTGGGCGGCCAGGACTATTTACAGGGTGCAAAGGCCTGGGCGGTCCCTGGACCTTACGCGAAGAAGGGCGGCGTAACACCTCAGGACACTTCAAAATCAGAAGTAGATAAGACCATGAGTTACTCTCTTGAAGTACCTATAACTGCTCTGACGCACATGTCCTTTCGAAGTCGATCAAACATCGATGGTCCTGAATTTGAGGATCTCGTGGAAAGCGTGAAACAATGTGGTATCTTGGAACCTCTGATCGTTCGCCACATGAAAAACAGTCTGTATGAAATTATTGCTGGAGAAAGAAGATTTGCGGCAGCTCAACGTGTGGGTCTCGCAAACATTCCTGTCGTCATCAAAGCCTTTTCAGATCAGCAAGCATATGAAATTCAATTAATCGAAAATGTCCAACGCAAGGACCTTTCTGACATGGAAAAAGCACGAATGCTCGACTATGTCATCAAGACCTTCAAACTCACACAAGAGCAACTCGCAAGTAAAATAGGCAAAACGCAGGGATGGATCTCTCAGCATCTATCAATGCTTCAGGTTCCCGAAAGTATTACACGTGTAATAAAGCACGGGGAACTTACGGAAGGTCAGGCGCGTGAAATCCTAGCAGCACCCGAGGACAAGCGTGACCAGATTATAGATCGTATCAACAAAACTGGCGAGGTCCCTTCTGGGCGTGAAATTCACAGTATCGTTCATCCTGAAGAAGCAAAGCCTGGTGTTCCCCCTCCGATCGGAACTGTGAAACCTCAAGATATGACAGTTGGCAAAGCAAAAGAACTCCTCGACACGCCCGCCGGGAAAGAAGTGTTGGAAATCGCTGTCAAAGAAAGACTTGCAGAGGGCCCTAGCCGAGGGACAAGTGAAAGTGAAGATGAAGAGCCCTTGTATGCAGACAGCATCAAGTGGAAACCTGACAGTCCCGAATCCATTCCGAAGGCGCGTGAACCCGGCAAGGAATCTATTCCGAGGCTTGAGGACCCGGCAAGAGGCCATCCCATCAACATAGGCGATTTTACTTGCGACCAATGCCACAAAACATTCATGATTCGACATTTGCCCTCTGGAAAACACAGTCTCGTACCCGTGAGGGAAGAACAATGAGCGACCTTCTGGAATGGTTAGCGACACAGCATCATGAACAGTGGGCTCGATGGTCCAAAGACATCGTCCATGACGAGCCTATAAGCGAAGAGCGCCTCGCCAGATGGGAGAAACTATGGTGTCCTTATAATGAACTTTCTGAAGCTGACAAAGAACTCGATCGCAAATGGGCACGCCAAGAAATTGAGACAGTCATCACTTACCTGAAAGAGGCCTTGAAATGAGCAACCGCCACATTTACCGCGAGATTCCACCGGCTAAACGAAGCTGCAGTTACTATCGCTGTCAAGACCCTATTCTCCGCAACATCTTCACAACCAAAGACGGAAGACTATGGCATTATGGCTGTTGGCAATCAGCAAGAGACGAACAGTACCAATGTCTCGAATGTTGGGGTCGTTTCGACGCGACGGAAGCCGCTTTCATCGAAGGCGACGGGTGCCGCAGCGACGATTTTAGGCAGGTTCAGAGGGTGATTTGTCCTCATTGTGGATCTGTCAACGTGAAGGGATTGAGTCAAGCAGGTGTAATAGAAACATGATTTCGATTGAAGAGTTGAAGCAACGTTACCCAAACATCCTAGACATTAAACCGCACGGTTGGTGCATTGTGATTCCAGGCGACAAGTTTGATCCTGACTGGGAATTTCAACTTGAAGATCAAGGCTACAAAGTGCATCTAGTCGAATTGGATCGTAAGGCTGTTGCTCTTGTTTCACTCATAAAGAAGGTTGGTGAGGGCTCTGAAAAAGTCGTGTATACGCCTCCTCCGAAATCGATAGTTGAAGAGATAGGTCCAGGACCTCACGCTATTGAGAAGCAACCTGCTCATCGAGGCAGAGGCGGCAAAATAATTCGGTGGACGCAAGAGGAAAACGAACGCCTCTTACACGAGTGGCCCAGGGCACGCGGAATAGTCGAGGCGAAAGCGGCAAGTCTCGTGTCTATGTTTCCAGGTAGATCAGCGAAAGGGATCAACCTTCGTTACCACAAAATTATACGATCAGCCGAAACTCCACGAGAACCGAGGCGGAGAGGCACTGGAAAAGACTGGTCTGACGATGACATTGAAAAACTTGTCAGTCTCTGGAATGGGCCAATGACTAAAAGCGAGATTGAAAAGGCGTTTCCAAGTCGTACACCAAAAAGCGTCAGAATGGTTCTTACTCGACTTAGGAAAGCAGGCAAAATCCAAAAGAGGCACTCAGGACCCAGAGGCAAGACACCACAGCAACCCCTCAAAGAACTCCACATATCAAGCAAACCTGAAAAAGTGTTCATGACATCAGAGGAAGAGAGAGAAAAAGTAGAGTCTGCACCTTCTGATTTGAAGAGACTCACCTTAGTCCTTGACAGCCTAGTCACGGTTGTTGATAAGCTTGGTTGTCAAGCAATCATGCAAGCCCTCGAAATTAAAGAGTTGAAAAAGCAGGATTTCAAGATTCCCTTCGTTATCTGGGATGCTTACGCTGACGCGCTACTCGAGGCAGAGAAAGAAAACAGAGACCGATTCAGAGACAAAGTTCACAAACTCTTGGAGGTTTATTCTTGAAGTTGCTGGACCTTTGTTGTGGACTAGGCGGATGGAGCATAGGGTTCTACAGGGCAGGGTTTGACTGTACTGGAATCGACATTCTTGACATTGGATATCCATATAAACTTGTGAAGATGGACCTGAAAGATTACCATCATAGTGAACCTTTTGACGTTGTTACTGCATCTCCTCCATGCACCGAATTTAGCACGTTAACTCGTCTTGCAGTCAGCAGAGGCCAACGTAAACCTGCAGATCCTGCCAAAGGCTTGGAACTTGTCAAGGAAAGCATAAGGATAATTCGAGAAGTGAACCCGAAGTTTTGGGTATTGGAAAATGTCCAAGGTTCACGGCAGTATATTGAACCCTTGCTGGGGTTGCCTGCGATAATCATCAAGCCATGGTACTTATGGGGAAAACTGCCGCCATTTCTCTTTCCACAATCAAACTTTCCGTCAAAAACAGATTTCCCCGTAGGCTCAGTTCGTGCAAAAGCACATGACGTCTTAAACTCAGTCTTCGCGTTCAACATTCTGCGGTCGTTTTTCAGGGCGAAGATTCCTCTTCCCCTCTCAATCCCGATCGCGCAGGCATGTGCAAAAGCATTAACAAACGGGACCATTTTCTTGGAGGCTTCTGAGTAATGGGGAGAGCCCGAAAGATTAGCCGCCTCAACTGGCCTGATCCTTGCCAACAGTATCCTGGAACCGATCAACCATGCGGTTACTTGTGGTGTCCAGAACGTGATGAGCCTGCTTCAAAAGTGGAAAGTTGCATTCCCAAGTTAAGATGGTTCAAAGACCACAGTCTGAAGGGATATGAATGAGAATCTGTCCCAAGTGCGGCCATGAAGACTCTATCTACTGGCACAGTTACCGCTGGATCACTGACATAGACATGATGCGATTCGAAGACTTTCAAAAAGAATATCCTCAGTGGTCTCAGCTCGAGGCTGGCCAAATTGTTCAGGACAAATATTGCTTCTATCGCCGTAGCAGCAAACGCAACGGCGGCACCTTCATTCTACGCTGGCCAAAAATGCTAGGCAGAAACTATTACCTCTCACGATATTTCGAACGTTTCAAAGCCAAGCGCACGCATGGCGTTTTGCCTGGACAGAAACGACTCGAGCTGGAGGTTTCAGTTTGAAGCTTCGTTTGTCCTCTGATTTTGCCGTTGACACCGACGATTACAAACGTGAAGGCTTACGCTTCAGTATATTAGCAATGAGTGGCCACGGCAAAAGCAACGCCGCCGCCGACCTCGTTGAAGACGTTCTCGACAATCACGCGCAAGTAATCATTATTGAGCCTATTCCTGAATGGCACACATTGAAAGCACGGTACAACGACGTCGTCGTAATCGGCGGGCCCTACCAGGACCTGCCTCTTGAACCCACCTTCGCACATGAATACGTCCAAGCCGCCCTCGAGAAAGGAATCAGCCTCGTCGTCAACGTAAGCGACATCGAAGACGATACAGACCAAATCAAGTTTGTCTCGAGTTTCCTCTGGAATCTCTACCGTCTCGAGCAGAAGTATCGGCGTGTCTTGTTTCTGGTTCTTGAAGAGGCAGATATTTGGGCGCCTCAAATGTGGGACCAGGTAACCAAACAAAGCCTTTCTCGAGTGAGTCTTATTGCGAAGCATGGCCGCAAAATAGGCATCTTCCCAATCCTGATTAGCCAGCGTCCTGCAGACTTGCACAAAAGCCCTCTCAGCCAATGCAACATAAACCTTTTTGGCAAATTCACGAGCCCTGCAGACTTGGATCCGAGAACAGGCCTCATGTTTCTCGTCAAGAAACAGCACCTCGAGATTACTGAAGACCAGATTATGAAGTTGCCTACGGGCTCGTTTATTGTTTCGCATAAGGGCGGCGTCGACACAATCGCGGTTCGCAAACGATTATGTCCTCATGGCGCCGACACACCTTTGATTGAGCCGAAACCGTTCACTGCAGATCTATCACGAGCCCTCAGCGGTCTCCAGGAAGAAATAGCGAAGGCGATAGCAGCCAAGAAAGAGGAAGAGTCAACAGTCAAGCATCTTGAGAAAGAGAATGCGAATTTAATACGCATCAATAAAGAACTCCAGGAGAAGGCGAACATTAAGCTTTCCGTCAAAGAAATGATGGAAGGCAACCGTCCGACACAGGTCCCGGGTTCAAATCCCGGTGAGATTATAGGTCTGAAAAAAGAAGTTGATTCTCTACACGGTCAACTGAAGAAGTTGGACGCTGACAAAGCGGACCTCGAGAAACAGGTAGGCGCCTTCGCCAAATTGAAAGAGGCTCTGTCAGAATTGTTGCCGATGCGTAACGCATCAGAGGTAGGAGTCATGACTCCTGATGGAGCCGTTGGTTTGCAGCGTAATGTCACAGTGCTAGACGTGGATGCCGCTGAGAAACTTGTCACCGTCAGCACTGAGAACATGCGTGGAAAGATTCTCTTTGTCGCAAAGAAGGGCAAGTTGGATAGTTGGCGTAAACTCGACGAGATTGTGAAGGCTGTCGAAGAGGAACATTGGAGCGTTACTCTGCAGGAAGTGAACAATGCCTTGAATGACTTGGAAAAGCAGGATTTAATCGCTAAGAAGCACACGGACCGCAATTACTATTCTCTCGCGCAAGGCGTCAAATTTGCGAAGGGGGATGAACCTTCAAAATGAAATTCAGAAAAATCTTTAGTCGAATCGAGATACAAGAAGGAGCACTTATTCCCAAGGGATATGGTTTCGCCTACATGAAGTATGCAGAAGCAAAAGCTGTTTTCTATCGTATACCCCTCAACCTGATGATAAATCTACATCGAAAAATATCTGAGCGAGTCATGGCTCCTTCGCCGCCGAGACTGAATAGAATGCTAGACAACGCCTACATGAAAGGTAGAATGGACGGGTATCGAGCTAATGAGAACCATCTGCTAGACACATACGAAAAGTGGCGACAGGAAAAGTTGCATTTGGGTCCAAAACGGAGGGTGTGATTGGGTCTTGACCTGTCAAACACGTTTTTCCCTTTTCGAAGACAGTCTCCTTTCTTCTCGTTCAAGTGTGGTTCAGGCCAAGACCCCACAAAACCCAACGGAGGTTTGACCTTAACTTCTCCTGAAATTCAACTCGGCAAGTACATGGTTGCTCGTCTTATCGAGACTAGGCCCAAAACCGCGGTTTACGGGGTTTATTCCGCGCATCATGACGAGAGACTTGGAACAGTCAAGTGGTTCGGGCCTTGGAGACAATACTGCTTCTTTTGTACAGACGTTATAGTTTTCAGTTCTAGCTGTTTCCAGGCCCTAGACAAATTTGTAGTTGCTCTGAACAGGGCAAAGAAAGGAGAAGTGAAAGGTGAGTTTTCAAAATGAAGAAAGATAAAATCATCGAGATGGTTTGTCCCAGTTGCAAAGTACACTTCGGAAGCGAACCTATCATAATGATAGAAAAAGATGGCAACACACACATGGAACATCATCTGCCGAAGAAATGTCAATACTGCAGAACAGGTCTCATAAGAAACGTTATCGAGGTGAAGGAATGAACCCATTTGATTGGCAAATTGAAGAAATAGAAGCGTTTTGCTCAGACCCCGTAAAAGACATCGAATACGAGATGAACGCAAGTTTCTGCGACCCTGATGGTTTAGCGATTCCCTATGAAGTGGGGTGCTGTGGGTGAAGGCAAGATGAACCTAGAGGAAGCTGAGCGCCTAGCATTCAAAGTTATCCAGACCATCGAGAATTGTTGCGAGAAGGTTCAGGTCGCGGGATCCATCAGACGCAGACGCGGAGAAGTCAATGACATCGACATCGTGGCCATACCGAAACCGTTCATGTGGCCTCGCATACCCATCTTGATGAAAAGCGAACTCGACGCCAAACTCGCTGCCAACGGTTCAGAACTTATTCGCATGCACATTCCCTTCGCTAATTCACTAGAAGGCAAGGCTCAGGTTGACTTTTACGCGGCCACCCCTGAGACCTGGGGCGTCATTTTACTCATACGCACGGGCAGCAGAGACCACAACGTACGTCTCTGCGTGCATGCGAAGGCGTTGGGAATGATGTTGAGTGCCGCTCGAGGCGTCCTCGAGAACAGCGTGGTTATAGCCAGCAAAACAGAAGAAGACATTTTCAAAGCGTTACTCCTCGATTACGTTGCGCCACAAGACCGAGAGGTGTAAGAAAAGATGACTGAGAGAGAAGAGAATAATTTCTATCTTTCTAAGAATAGACAGTATCTATGTACCTATCTACAACAACTTCACAACAAAGTAGAGGTGCTGTAGATGGGTCGGTCTGGCTTTCAAGAACATTACCTCAGACTATTCTTAGACAAAGAACTCTATGTAGCATTCATCAAGCTTCAAGCAGACAAAACACTAGGCCGCAGCTACGGCGGACTATTAGCCTTCACCGAAGGATTATTTCACATGGGTTACATCAATAAGGAAGTCTATCAAAACCACGTCGTGAAATACAGTGACAAACTCATCGCAAAAAAACAGTTAACACTTGCAGAAACTCAGGAAATGGAGAAAAACATTCAGCTCGCAAGATTCTTCCAGGCCGTAGCAGAACAATGGGAAACTCTACGTCCAGAACAGCGAGAAGCACATTTGAAAAGAGCGTTAGCCGCAAGAAACAAAATTCCACAAGCCGAACTAATCATACAACTCGCTCAGGTAGACAAAGGGGAAAGGAGATCCTGAAATAATGTTGACGGTTCACAGTCTTTGTTCGCAATGCATCAACGGAACAGGTAAGCATCATAATTGCAATCTTCGAGGCGTACGGAGTTTGCGTTGGCATACATGTAAGTTTTTTGTGAAAGCTGAACTGATAGAGGCGAAACAATATTGAAAGTCATTATTATCCTGTTAGCTATCTCCGTTTGTTGCTTGTTAGGTTTACTATTCATATTCGGTGCTACCCAAGATTTAGTGAATTCCCTCAACAAGACCACCATAGAAGAACGAATGATAAATGGCACACCTTGGTTTTTCGTGTTAGCCCACAATAAGATACTTTATGCTTCACCAAACGCTTCTGTAGCACTTGATTACGCGCAATTTTACGCAAGAGGCGGGCGATAAAACAATGTTGAAAGACCATGCCTCTACGAAGCATCCAACTTCAACGATTAGGGTAGCTATAGCAGTAGTAGAAAGACGAGATGTGCAAAAATGGTCATCTCAATTCGAGTCCATCATTCAAACTCATGATGTAATTGGGAGAGTTGATGTAGTTTGAAGACCACAAAAAAGCTTGGACGGTTTTCTCAGGTAAAATACTCAATTAGCCAATGGCAGAAGGTTGGCAACCTAAAAGAAATGATTGTACTCGGCGTCTCTTCACGAGGCAACAGCCTATGTGTCATCATTCCAAAAGACCTAGCTGATGTTGCAGGCGTGATCAGTGGAGATCGAGTGAGGGTTTGGTTCCTTGACCACTATCGACATAAGAGGGAAGATGAATAAGGTTTGAAGCCGCTTCGTGCTTTTCAGAAGCGTGAATTAGCCGTGTATCTTTGGGATTTGAAGGCTAGATTACGAGAACGAGATAAGGAAAGGAGAACATGCGGCAATATCCAACGATGAGTTTCAGAGCGTACATTCGAAAGTGGGCTTCTCAAACTAGATGTGGAAGCTTCTTCTGCGGTCTATGTGACGAATGGATTAACAAGCAAAGATGGATTCACTTCAAAGTTTTTCACAGATACAAGCGGAATGAAAAGCAAGCATGAAGCAGCGTGTTGAATGTTGTTTTGACGAGAATCTGTTAAAAACCATCGACAACGCTGCAACCCTACTACATATCACGCGAACAGACTTCATGAAGACCGCGTGCATCCACTATCTTTCTACCATACGGAAAGGAGATAAAACATTAAAAGCCTCATCTCCACAAAACACAACTTAACTAGCTTTCAAGTTTCACTTTTCGCCTCTCTCCACTAGCGAGAGCAGCGTGGATGTAGATGTTATGCCCCATAAAAGAGTTCCATTTAAAAACAAGAGACGAACCCTACGCGGTTTCATAATGGCCTCTACGTTCTTCGATAAGAAACACAGTGAAACCATCAACACCCTTTCACCTGGCGAAATCACCTTGTACATGCAAACCGTCGGCTTTCCTTTTCATCCATTCGAGGCGCGTGTAGCCGAGGGGGAAGTGTTGACTGACGCGAGAGGTCAGGGCAGCCTCGACCGCAACATTACCATTCTCTAGGCGGAAAGACTTGACATGTATTTTCAACGTTTTGAGGAATCGAGAAATGAGCGACAAAAACCTTAACGAGAAATACGTGAGAAAAGACGTTCATCAAGTTGAAATGAGCAAAGTCAAAGAACTCTGTGTTGAAAAACATAAGGTCGTAGATTTCAGAATCAAGACATTAGAAGATGCAACAAAGGCAATCAACAGAAAAATTACGGCTACCCTCGGTTTCACGATTGTGACGTTAATTGCTATCATTGTGGCAATAGGCACCCGTGCATTGACCTAAAGATATAGAAAGAGATAGACTCATGACCACATCTGAGCAAGTCGAGGAACGAAGACTCAAAGTTATAGACCTCCTGGCCCAAGGGTTCACAGAACGCGAAATCGCAAATCAACTTGAAGTTGCAGAAGTAACAGTTTGGAAAGACATGCAGGCCCTCCGAAGAGATCCCGCTTGGTTCAAGAATTACATTCACGACCTTTTTCAACGAGCCTTAAGCAACCTGGACCTGAAGGATCCAGCTGATAGGCGTTGTCTCTTCACCAACATTTGCAGGCTCGTCGGCAAGACTATGCCGTTAGACGTGAAGATGGAGACAAGCGGCAAAATCATAGTTAAAATGTGGACTCCAGAAGAGGATAAACATTCAGACGGAAATCACGATCCCGTATCTACCCCATCCGAAACAGAGATTGTTCCACAAGGACCGGTACAAAGTAAAGTATAGACTGATTAGTGCAGGGACCGGAGGAGGCAAAACTATTGCTGGCGTCTTCGAAATCCTCAGCTGGCTCATCGAAAACAACGGCAGTGTCGGATACATCTTTGAACCCAGCTACCCCATGGTCCGTCGAATACTCATTCCAACGCTTGAAACGCTCCTCGGATTTCCCATTGAAAAAAACGCGTTAGTCTCAACATTTAACAAAAGCGATAAGCTAATAGACCTTACAAACGGGTCCCGCCTCTGGTTCGGCAGCTTGGAACATCCTGAGATGGCTGAAGGTCCAAACATTGACGTTGTGCACCTCGATGAAGGCAGACTCGTTAGAGAGTTCGACTTAGCCTGGAAAACAATCCTCCGGAGAATCAGAGGCAGTGTTCCAGGAAAATATCCAACAGGAGCTTTCATCACCACAACGCCAAACGCACCTGGCAGCGACCTCTATAAATTCTTTGAAGATCCGTTAGGCAAGGATCCTCAAGCCAGAGTCTATCGCTGGAGCATCTTTGACAACCCTCATCTCACAAAAGAATATGTTGACAGCATAGTTAGAAGCCACACGAAAGGGTTGGCCGACAGATTCATTTACGGACAGTTCGCTCAGGCAGGCGGCAAAACCTTCAGGTTCGACAGCACCGTTCATGTCCGCGAAATCACCAGGGACCTACTGACTGAGATCCGTTATGGTGTTGACTTCGGCTGGACAAACCCAGCATGCATCCTTGCAGTAGGCCTCGATCATGACGGTCGCATGTGGGTTCTCGACGAAGCCTACGGTAGTCAGCTTCCAACTGAAAAACTCATAGAGGCCCTGCAAGACTTCTACAGTCGATATGGCCATGGAAAAATAATCTGCGACCCCTCGGATCCGGAAACTATTGAGATGATTCGAAGAGCAAACCTCAAGGTTGAAGGCAACAAATACAAGAGGGAAGACGGGATCCGGGAGTTGGGCGGTCGCTTTGCAGTTCAAGGCGACGGCAAACCACGTATATTCATCTCGGCAAAATGTGTGAACCTTATCAGCGAATTAGCTGAGTACGACGAGAACGTTAAGGAAAATGATCATGCTGTTGATGCACTTCGATATGCAATGAAGTTGAAGGTAAGTCATCCTCAAGGCCTCGTAAGTTTCGGAGTTGTCGGAGACAAATGAGTAAAAAAGAAGAATCCTGGCCATGGCCATTCAATAAGTTTCATCCAAAACCTAAATCTCCCCCTCCGATTAAGCTACAAGGTCTCGTCACAGTGCAAGGTCCAACTCCAGGACCCTACCTTATTTCAAGTTCAGATCAAACTCAGTCAAGTGAGGCTCATATTCGAGGCAGACTTGAAACAGCCAAACTCATTGAAGCCTCAGTAAACCCGGCTACAGCCGTAAAAGTCGGCGTGAGCACTGTTAGCGGCGTCAAATACCCAGATGACTTCAATGATTTCCAGGACTACCTCGACTCCTATAACTACGTGCCCTACGTGGCCAGGGCCGTTGACATTAAGCACTTCATGGTCTGGCAAATGGGCTACGACCTCGAGTGTGAAGATGAGACCAGTAAGAAGGCGATCGACCAATTACTCACGGATATTGAGGCTGACATGCGCATTCGGGATGGCACGTTTGAAGGCTTGATTTTTGGCACTATGTATTGGCGGATCACCAGGGACAAAGCCATTTCGCTCGAGCCCTTGGACCCAATGAGCGTCAGCGTCAAACCCGACAAGAATGAAGTGATCGAATACTATTTTCAACCTGAGTCCGGCAGCAAGGAGACAATCAAGTCAGAAGACATGATCCCGCTGAAGTTCAGAGGGCGCCCTCGAGACAAGTTCGGCGTCAGCTGTCTCCGCCGGGTATTACCAACAATCAAAGCCTTGCTCTTCATGGAGGAAAAACTGCCTTGGATAGCACGACGCCGCGCGGATCCAATGCTTCACATTCAAATAGGCGGCAAAGATAACCCCGTTGACAAAGACACATATGACAGAATCAAGAACGGCGTAATCAATCGGAAACCTGGAGAAGACATTTTCAACGATGGAACAATCGAGCAGATTCAAGAGGTCTATCAAAGCGCAAGCGTCGGCGGCCGCCAGACGATTGAGCCTATTCTTGCTCACTTCACGCGTAATTTGGTTGCAGGCCTCGGCGTCCCAGAGCCGGCCCTCGGATTCGGAGGTACAACTACAATGGCTACAGCTGACTATCAAGAGCGGATTCTCGAGGCGGAGATCCGCGATTACCAGCGCATCATTAAACGGATGCATGAGAAACTCATTTTTCCCCTCGTAAAAACCGCGAAGCCTGTCAAACTTGTCTGGAGACCCCTGACTGAAGAGGATAAGGAGACTCTTAGCAAAGTGTTGCAGGGCGAGATCGAACACGGTATTGTAAGTCCGGCTTGGGCTCGTAAGAGACTTGGATATCCGGAAGATGCGGGGAAGGGCACGGTTATGAGTGCTACGCTTGTTCCCAGCATGACAATGGAAAAGTCTCGTGAAAACACAAGTGAAATGGCTGAGTTGCGTAAAAAAGCCTTAAAGAAAATTGTTGGCGTCGATTAACATGCGATTGTTTCAGGACAAGGAATGTTCAGTACCCTTGGAGACTGTCGATTTTGGTGAGGTTGAAGTCGGTACTTCAACAACCCTGAAACTTTGGCTTCATAACGACAGTTACGGGGTCCTCCGCAAAATCAAAGTGGAATGCAGTGATCCAACTGTGAAAACTGTGTGTCCAGACGCTTTGAAGCCGAAAGAAATAGGCGAGGTCGCGTTGACTTGGACGCCTGAACTTGATAGGCGAAAAGGTCTGCATTGCAACGTGACAGCAGAAGGCGTTGAGACTTATGAGTGATGGCGTTACATGGCAGGCATAAAACACAGCAAAGTTGCGACATTACCACAAAACCCACTAAAGGAAGTAAGCCGGGACGAATGGAACGCCGAACACCCGATAGACGATGCAAGCATTCCCATGGCCAAACTATCGGACCACAACAAGACGATCCACGACGCTTTAGGTATTGATGCTACAACATTGGAAGGTTCAACGAAAACACAAGTTCAAACTCATACACCTGCAACTCATGGGAATGAAGTTCACACTTCAACTTTCATCACGCAAGGAGCCATAGACACTCACGCAGGTCTTCCCGACGTTCATCACCCTCGGTCGCATGACCATAGCAACGTTTTGGATGGGAGTCCCATTGCTCTCTCCGGGATTCCGTCGACGCTTACTGGAAAAGACGCTGACACCTTGGACACATATCATGCAGTGTCTCTTGAGAAGGTAGCAAACAAGGATGCGGCAAGCGGCTATGCAGGACTCAGCGCGGCGTCGAAGCTTGCAACTGCAGAAATGCCTACTGCAAACATCGTTACTACTCTTACATTTCATGTGGTAGCCGCCCTTACGACAGGGCAAAAAACAATGCGTCTTTTGGCACCGTGCGCTTTGACATTAACTAAAGTTCGCTTGGTCATTGACACAGCCCCGACCGGCGCAAACGTAATTATTGACGTGCACACTGGCACGGGTGCAGGAACCACGATTTTCACGACTCAAGGCAACCGCCCAACTATTGTTGCAGGAGCAAAAACAGGCGTTAGCGCAGCGCCTGACGTGACAGTCGTGGCCGAGGCGGATGAGTTCAGCGTGTACGTCGACCAAATTGGAAGCACCATTGCTGGCAGTGACCTCACCATTGAAGTTGTCGGCACTCAGGCTGTAGTCTTCTCATAAGAGGGGGTAATTCATGGGTTGTCCTTCCTGTCTTGAAAAAGGTTACAGGAAATATCGCGCTCACGGGCTAGACCATGAAACGGCTTTGCGCATGGCTAAGAAACTGATGAAGCGCGTGGAGAAGCGACAGCGAAAAGAGAAAATTCGTTTTTGGTACAAACATGTTAATTCTTTTCTGTGGCGTTGGACACTTCTATGCAACTGGAAAGCCACATTGCTTTGGACGGTGAAACTGAAACGCTTAATCTGGATAGGCGGCGGCTTCAATCCTGACTATACTTTGGCTTGCGCAGGAACGTGTAATACTACTACTCTTTGCCCAGGTTACACTAAAGCTTGTGATCCTGAGGCGCCCAATTGTGATCAGTATGGGCCATCGCCAAATTGTGCAATGGCTACGTGCGCATGTCAAACGCCCCTACCGCACAGCACTCAAATATCAAGTGGTTGCACTTGCACGCATACCGAAGCGTCATGTATTCTGTGTAGTCCAGCCACGAGTAAATGCACTCAGCATTATGTGAGTTGTCCTTGTGCAGGAACATGCGGATACAACTGTGACGCTGGTTACTCTTGGAATGACAGTCAATGTGTACTTCCGTCGGTCGGCGGCATGCTTGCCCAGGTGATCTGAAAAGTTGTCGTTTGACGGAGAAATCTTCGATGAAGAAATATTCGATGTATCTCTTGAGCCGGAACCTAAACGGTTTGGCTACAGCATACCTTTCAAACTCTACAAACGAATCTTCGCAACAGGCAGAATCTCCCGACTGGAAAACCTTGTTCTTCAAGGTCAAGGTCTACTCATAAAATTAACTGAACAATCAGTTCATGGAACAGGCCAGACGAATCGCATAACTCAAACAAACATTAACATCAACCTCTCACGTCTCAGGCGAAGAGAAAAATGTCTTGCCCTCGGTACGACTGCAGCTTTCAGTAAAGTTGTTTGGCACACTGAAGCCAAAACTATTAAACATCAACGTTCCGTCTGGGCTATTCAGGCTAGAACTCTGAAATATCAACATCTCACTGGAAAAACTGTCGGTAAGAAAGGTTTTGGATTGATCCTTGAAGCTTTAGGACTCCTTGAACTCACCTACAGTTTCATGTATGTGGCCGTCGTTGACGATCGGACTTGCGAATGGTGTTTGCTATTTGACAAGCAGATTATGTCTGGTGATGATGCCGAAAGAAAATTTCCATACCTGACTAAAGAACCAGGCGATTCAATATGGCATCCCCAAACTCATCCTCACTGCCGCTGTTTACTAATCCTGTTGGAAATAGGATTTTAAAGTAACTGGCGAAGTAAAATGCCGAGACATAGTGACTTCCAAAAAATCTATGACGCCTTCATGTGGCGTTACTGCAAAGACAAAAAGGAATGTGAAGAGGGAAAACGAGTTTACTACGCCTGGCTCAACAAACTAGGATTAGACGACACAAAACCATATCAAAAGCCGCAAGAGAAATTCAGTTGGATCAAACCCTACATCAACTTCCTCAAAGAAGACGAAAAAGCCAAATACTTCAAAGTCGAAGCCCTCTTCCCCCTCTCCAGCATGAATGATAACGTCTACACAAAAGACGAGTTACTCCAAGCAGCCAGAAGTCTCGTCGGCAAAACCGTAGACCTCAATCATACAGACGAGAAGCTTCCTGAAGTTACCATCTACGACGCCCAATACGAAGATAATTGCGTCGAATGTCTCCTCCGAGTAGCCAAGGAAAGCAAAGCCCTTCAAATGATTGAGAACGACGAGATCCTCCAAGTCAGTATCGAGGCGGATTGTCTCCGAGGTACTGAACAAACGCCAGAAGGCAACGTATGTCACGGCCTTGTTTTCACAGGGCTCGCTTTGCTCACGAAAGACGTGTTGCCGGGTGTGCCCTTGACCCGTATTATGCCAGTTGAAAAACTGGTTGAATCCTTCACAGTCACGAGCGTGACAAACTTGAATGAACCAAACAGTCAAAATCAAGCGCCTGGACAAAATCCAGCGCCGCCTCCGCCAGCAACACCGCCCACAGTCAGCCCCGAAGGTTTTGGAGATGCAAGTTTTCCTGATGACTGCTTTGCATACGTGCCAGACAGTGCCAAGGGCGTAGATGGTAATAAAAGCGATCGGAAACTTCCTTACAAAAATAAGGATGGAACCGTCGATTTAGACCATGCTAGAAACGCTCTTGCCCGACTTGACCAGACTCAGGGTATTCCAGACGCTGAAAAAGAGAAGATTCGAACAATGCTTCAGAACATTCTGAAGAAAGCAAATCCAGACTACACACCACCCGAATCAACGCAACAGCAGAAAGAAGATTTGGCGTACGATGCACTACGCGCTGAAATTGAAGATAACCGCAACAAGACAGCACAGGAGATTCAGGCAATCAAGGACCAGATCAGTCAGTTGAAACAAGCAACTCCTGAAAAGAAAACAGAAGCGGAACCATGCAAGTGTGTTTTGACGAAGGAAGGCTTCTGGGCTCGTTTTCACCAGCTCCGCAGCAAAGGCCTAGACAAGAGCGATGCTTTCAGGATTGTAAGTCAGGAAGTCATTGAAGTAGTGGCTAAGAAGTCTCAGTAACAATTCAGTTTTCAGTTTTTGGTTGGCGGCGAGTTGACCCTCCGACTCTCTTGGGTGAGCCCTTGAGCGAAATGTGGGTTATAAACGCAAAAGGAGAATGAAAAGAATGGATGATAAACAAATTCAAGAAGCAATCCTAGCTAGCACGAAAGGGATAGATGACCGCATCACCAAGGCTCTTGAACAGTTGGCAGGCAAAGAAGACCTGACACCGTACTTCCAGATGACTGCACGAGAAATCTATGCCGCACAGAGAAAGCGTTCTCTTGTAGAGAAACTCCGCACATTCAATGAAAGCGACGCTGCCAAAATGACTGTGAAAGAACTTTTGACATCCACATCAAACGTTGCCCTACCAACAACTGTCCAGGCACGAGCCCTTTTGGAACTCAACAATTGGGCGGACCTCCGCGAAGTATGCATGATCGCCGATGTACCTAAAGGCGGAGGCAAAACCGTCGACACCCAAGTGATCACTCAACCAGCATACAGTTCATGGAGTGAAGGTTCAGCCCTAAGCGCTGCAGATCCAACTCTTGCTAAACGAACCATCACACTTGCGCCTTTCGGCAAGGTTACTCAGATCTCAGATCTGCTTGCGAACACATCAGCCATCAATTTTGTAGAGCAACTCGGCCAGATACATGGCGCATGCGTCCGACAAGGCATATTCGACAAAGTAGCCTATGCCCTCTCTGCAGGAGCAGGCAACACAGTAAGCGCAGCCGCAACCTCAGTCTTGACATTCGCAGACGTGCGAAACGCAATCAAACTGAACGCTGCAGACGCGTTTATCGCAGACTTCATCGTCACTTCCCCCTCGAATATGTGGACGGCCTTCAGCACAACCGACGCTATGACCCAATACTACGGTTCACTAAACGATTTAATGGTCTCTGGTCTCGGCAAGAAAGTGCATGCCCTCGGCCTTGACTGGTACGCAGACCCATACTGGGACACCACGTTCCCCGCTGCACAGAAGAAACTTGCTTACGTCGGCTTGAAAGGGCAAAGCGCAATTTGGGCGGCACTGCAGAACGAGCCCCTCGTGGAACTCTATCGTGTGCCAACTGAACTTTCGAGTTACGTCATTACACATCTTGACGGCGGCGCCCAATACGGTAGCGCAAACAGCATCTGCACCATCACATACGCGAGCTAAGAAACCTGAATATTCTTTGACCTATCTTCCCCCTTTTCTAGGGAATTCATGTTTGCAAGGTTGTATTGAAAAATGGCTCAATCATCAACAGAGGGCGTTTGGCTTGACATGAAAGATGTTTTCAAGCCTTTGCTAAAGTTGAGTCCCGTTGAATTGCGAGCCCTCGCCTACGGCATAACACCATTCTACAAGTTGAATGATCACATCTTGTATGGGTTTGATGAGAAAGGTCAGACCTTCGCTGTTTACAGTGTTCCTGAACGGAAACCTGTGAAGCGCACGTTCATGATGCGTCTTCTCGGTGTTCCTGACTGCATTGACGTGTGCAGTCATAATCTCAAGCGGCGCCATCTGACTTGTAGTGTGTGTCGCTGGCCTAAGATCATTAAGGGCGAGTTGCCGCCGGTCCTGCCTGTTACAGTATATGTGCTTTCCATGGGTAAGAACCGCCAATTCGAGGGGCTGCAGAGTTGGCTCGTCAAGAAACTGTCTGGTCTCCTTGAGTTTATTGCTTTATGGCGTGAAGGGAAAGGAAAGAAATGAGTCACTTGCTCAAGGCATTGGTTATCCGTGACGACCAACACAAGTTTAAGGATGTTGGCGACGTCGTGGCAATCGCCCGATCCGAGGGGCGGAAACTGTTTCATACTGAGGAGAATATCAGGGTCATTCGCGTTTTTTTTGAGAGTGACATCGGTTGGATCGCTGTAATTGGTTGTTCAGGTGCATCAGTGTAGATGCAAAGAGAAACCTTTGAAAAATGAGTAATGAAAAAATCAATCTTAATAGATTCGCGAACTCTTTTCTGAATGCTAGTTTCAAGAAAAAGGTGGTAGCAGGACTTCTCATAATCGGCGTAATTCTTTCACTGACATTGTTTGTTCATGAGGGGGGCAATGTAACCCTCAATTTGGATGTTCAAGCACGTCTTGACTATCTTGAAGTTCAACAGCAACTGCTTAACGAAACCATCAACAATCCTATTAACAGCACAATCAGCGCGATGCTTAAGTTATGTTCATACATCGTTAGTATTCATGGCGCATATACTTGTCTCATCAATGGCACGGATGACCGTGCTGGTAGACTAGAAACTTTTGATACAAATTCAACTGCTATTTTCAGTGCTGCTGTTGGATACATGACAAGTGGAGGCTTACTTTTTGCTAAAGGTGGAAGGTATCATGCTAATATTCCATTAACCTCGGACATAACTTTCAAGGGAGAAGGAGCATCAACTATCATTGTTGCTAATGGAAACTTCAATGCAATCCGCGTGTTTGGAACTCCAACTGTCCACAAATACAATGTCACGATAAGCGATTTGCAATTGATCGGGAATGATTCAAACGTAAATACGTTGAATTATGGCATCTACATGTACTATGCCACAAACTGCCTTGTTGAAAGAGTCTATACTTCAGGTTTTGGTGCACCAGCAGCAATAGTTGTTGGTGCGGCTATAGGCTGTACCGTTCGAAACTGTTGGATAAATAACGCAAGCGTTAATGGTCTAGGATTGGGCGAAGGTTCCTACTACAACACTTTTGAAGACAACCACATCACTAACACGAGACAATTTAATGGGATAGACCTGAACGGCGTTGCTGACCGTTGCGATTACAACCAAATCAGAGATAACATCATACGCGACTGTAACGTTTCGGGAATCTGTTTAGACAGCGCAAACAACAATACGATACGTGGAAACAGCATTTACAATTGCAGAATGGGCATAGGGTTAGGTGGTTCTCTTAGTTCTAGCAACAACGTTGTTGAAAACAATTATGTTACAGGAAGTTGGGGTCCATCTTCAACTGGACATGGGATTCATATTCAAACAGCAACGAGCCTTAACAATGACATCAAAGCTAACACGCTAGTCAAGAATCTTGCGAATGGAATACTGCTCAGTGGAAGCTTCGGGTTAGTTTCTGACAATACATGCTGGGGAAACGGTAGAGGCATAGACATCTATGGTGACGGCTACGTGATTAAGAATAATTTCTGCGTAAATAATACGGCTGTACCGAATATTCGTTCTACAGCCGACTTCACGATTTTGACGGGCAACGCTTTCGAGGGAATCGTAAATGCAGGAACTAATACTATTTTGGGAGCAGGTAATACATGGAACTATGTTGATGTTGTTAGTTCATGGCTAAACGCAACGAACATAGCTACCGATTACCTTTTTCTGGGTTGCTTGACGAGCGACCCAGTGATTCCTGTCGCAGGACAAATGTGGTACAACAGTGTTGAGGACACATTGAAATACTATAATGGCACTGGAATTGTGCTTATACCAAGCATCGGCGGTGGCTCAAATGCCTCGTACACGTTGCCCTATTACTACATAAATTACGTTAGTGGAAGCATGTACTATTCGGAAAAGTACGATGGAACAATAACCAACAGCACAAACTATAGCGGACTTGTAAACAGCGAAATAGTTGCTTTACCGTCTACAGGAGCAACCATATTCAATCGCGCTGGCAATTACACGGCAACCAGTTCAATGAACATAAACAGAACAGGAGTGGAACTGCGTGGTGAAGGCAGAGGAACTAGAATTAACAAAGCTTTCAATGGAAACCTGATTGAAATGTCTGGAAGCGGAGTGTGGTTCCAAGCAGTTCGAGACATGTACTTGTACGGAAACAAAGCCAGTTACACAGGTTGCGGCATACATCTTCTATATGATTACGCGTCAACTGATCCTCAACCTATTTTGGAAAACTTGTACATCAACAACATGGCAAGTCACGGCATATACCTAGAAGGCGGAGGTACACGCGAGGTTAAAGCAACAAACATTCTTGTGAGACAAGCAGGCGGTTGTGGCTTCTTGCTTGGCGGAACTGACGGCAAATACAATGATCTTGTCGCTGAAGATTGCGATCAATCTGGATTTGAAACAAACGGTGGAAGCAATCAGTTCGTGAATTGCAAAGCGTTCGGTTGTGGTAATGATGGGGCAACCTATTACGGAATGAACATAGGCGGTTATTGGAACATAATAACTGGTTGTTTCATGCAAGACAATGAGTACCACGGATTCCGTATTAACGGTTTAGTATGCACTGTTACAGGTTGCGTATCTCAAAATAATGGACATATAGGCAGCGCAGGATACGGATTGATTCTTGCTGCTAATTCTGACGGAACTACTGTTACTGGATGCCAGTTTCTTGATGATCTAGGAGTTCAAGACTACGGAATTTACATATATGCTAACTCTATAAACAATGTGATTAGTGCTAACGGCTTCTCAGGAAACGATATTGCCCCAGTTTACGTTGGAGATTCTAACAACAAGATATTTGGGAACGGTGGTTACGTTACTGAAAACACGATTCTAAACGTTGCGAATACTACTGCCACGACTTTCGTGTTTAATCACGGCTGTGCAAGCACTGTTGACTCGGTAGTGCCAAGCTTCAACTTTACTGGGTGGACAAGTTGGACATGGACGAGCACGACAACACAAGTAACCATAACAGTCACGGGAACATTGCCAGTCGCAATGGAACTGTTGGCTGTTGACGTGAAGTACATTCCATAACTACGGCAGTTTCGTGAAGTCTATGTGAAATGGAGAACTGAAAAATGTATGCCATAAACGAAGTCATCAGCTCCCTTTTCTTCTTAATTGACCCGTCGACTGGTAAGCCTGCAACAGGCAAAACCGTCACAGCCGTCGTCTACGATGAAACCTTCGCCCAATTCAGCACGCCAGCAGTCACCGAAATCGCAGGCGGCCTCTACTACGCCCAGTTCACGCCTGACACAGCGGGTGTTTGGGCAATCAAGTTTTCATGCGCATCTCCTGAGCAATATGGCGGCTTAGCGTTTCCAGTCGGAGTCGGCAATGAAGCCTTACTCATCAACGGCACTTACGGTCTTTCCGCACTAAACACTGACCTTGACACTTTGCTCATACGACTATCAGCAGCAAGAGCAGGCTATCTTGACAATCTCTCAGGAGGCGCCATTGCTCTCAACGCTGATATGGCGACTCTCCTGTCTCGGTTGAGTGCTGCTCGAGCGGGATATCTTGATAATCTGAGTGCAGGCGCCGTAGCCCTTGAAGGAACACTTACCGCAATGAAGGGCGCGGGTTGGTCCACTGAAACTCTGAAGGCAATCAAAGATGCTATAACCGCGTTGAACAACATTACTGCCGCCTCTGTCTGGGCTGTTGCGACAAGAAGCCTCACGGATAAGGCAGGCTTCACAATTTCTGGCACTAAAACAACGTTGGACGCATTGAACGATGTATCTTCAGCAACGGTTAAAGGCTTGATAGAAAACGCGGTTGACGCTGGCAATCTGACGCATGACATCACGACTGCAAATGATAAGACAGAAACTCAAATAGTTGAAATTGCGAAGAATGGCATCTACGCGCTCTCAGTCTTCTTTGACCTTGACACTCTGGAAACGGCGGCGGAAGGCGGAACAGTCAAAATCCGTGTCTACAACAAAGTTGACGGCACCAACTACAGCGACAAACCGAACGCGTATGCCGAGTATGTTGTAGGACAGGAAAACGAGTATCCAAGCGTCGAAATTAACTTGGTTCATGGTTACTGCAAAGTGACTATTCAATGCAGCACAGACGTGACAGCGACCAGAACCATCGCTTACCGCCACCTCGAGAGAGACTTGGGAGCGTAAGATTATGGTTCAAGTGAGACCTAGCAAAACTAACGCGGTTGCGTGGAGAGGCACAGCAACAATCCTAGCAGGACAAGAAACCGTGACCGTGACTCACGGCCTCGGATATGCACCGACAGTTGACATAATCATCCCAACATTCCAGGGAGACCCGCAAGGATACGGCGCTTGGGCAGACACGCCAACGACAACAACATTCGTCCTTCATTTTGGCACGATGTTGTCAGAAAACAAAACCTTCAACGTGGTAATCCTCAGATGAGTCTTGCGAGGTCAGTTCCAGGCAAAAATGAGACGCTAGAAAGTAGCATCGTAAATGTGAGTTTCGACGAAACCCTCTGTCCACACGTTACACACAGCGTCTCCCAAAACTCAATAACCATATTCACATCTCGATCCATCACTCTTGAAGCCAACGCTGGCTCTATAACTCTTGAAGGAAATCTGGGAGCCGTAATCCTTGACTAAAACCACATTTGAAATGGTCAAAAACGACCTGAAACCCTCCGTTTTGGCAACGCTGAAATATTCAGATGGAACCATCGTGAATTTGACAGGGTGCACAGCAAAATTCCACATGAAAAAAGGCACCACAGTCAAGGTTAACGCATCCGCAACAATCGTGGCGCCACCAACAAGCGGCCAGGTTCGCTATGACTGGGCTGGGACGGATACAACTGTCACGTTGGATGCCGACGGCTACGTGTTTTACGAGGCCGAATTCGAAATCACCTTTGCAGACGCCAAAGTCATGACCTTCCCAACAAAAGCGGAGTTCGAAATCAAATTCCGCGACATGTATGAATGAGAGGATTTTGAATGGTTTACTGTACAAAAGACGAGATTAAAGCCTTCAACAAAATCACATATGAAGATCTCGGTTACGCTAACGAGACAGCTTTCGACACTTTCCTTGACAGCTTAATCTTGCAAGCCCAGGGCTTGATAGAAAATTATTGCAGTGCACCCATAGGATTTTTCGAAGCATCAGGCAAAGCCTTCACAAACCAACTCCATGATTACCGATATCCATGGATTGACTTGCGCTATTACCCCGTTCTGACACCTTCAAAAGTTGAGTACAACGATCAAGGCTACGGAGTCGCGCCAAACTGGGTAACACTCGCCTCCGTTGACTACATTCTCAACCTGGACACAGGACAACTCATGCTCATCAACAAGACCCCGGCGATCCCTGAACAAAGTGTGCGAGTAACGTACACTGCAGGATACGCCTCCGTGCCTACCGCTGTCAAGCACGTGTGCATCCAAATCTGCACCAACAGTCTCCAGGAGATCCTCCAGCGAAAAGTCAACCCGGTAAGCCGCATCGACGATTTCAGTTTGAAAGTCATTTTTCCAGACGTCTTCACTCGAGAGCTCCAAGTTATGCTTACTCCCTTCATTCGCAAAATGGTTGCTTGCGGATGAGCATAACCATTGAGATCCAACAACGCGGCCTAGACATCAAACTCTTAGCCGACCAAGTTGGCGACAAACTTCTGCCGGTGCTCGTGAAGAACGCTGCTGAATATGCTTACGCGTTGATGTCGGCCAAGGCGCCGGTGAGAAACGGACGTCTCTTGGGAAGTATCCGGAAAGATGTGAGGGGCCTCGAGGCAACGATCGGCCCAACAGTGCCCTATGCCATTTACGTTGAGTATGGCACGTTGCCGCATGAGATCCGGCCGGTCTATGCCTCTGTCCTCCGATTCGAGGTTGAAGGCAAAATCGTGTTTACAAGGCTCGTGCATCATCCGGGAACGCGAGCGCAACCATTCATACGAGAAACAGCCGAGGCGACACGAGAGAAGATTCCTGAATTGTGGAATGAAATAGCAAGGGACGAAATCAAGTGACCAACAAATACTATGATAGTTACAAGGCATTATTTGACCGGGTGAAGGTCGATCTTGAGGCGGTCTCTTCAATCAAACGTGTAGTCCTCGGCGAACAATTCAAAGTTACTGAGTTGCCTATGGCCACAATCAACCCGGAGCCCACAGACATCGCATTGGCCGCGTTGGGCACTATGCTTGAAAATCACGTTACGTTTTCGGTGATAGTGATGATTCGTGAAACCGAGCCCTCTGACTGGTTTGCAGACATCATTTCACCCATGGGCGACGTTATGGATGCAATCATAGCGGACTCGACTTTGAATGGAACCGTTAAAGACGTGAACCCAATCTTCTTCAGTCCAGGAGAAATCAGAACGCAAGGCAAACTCTACTACGGCGGCGTGGTCCGATTCGAGGCGCTGCTACTCTTCACACCGTGAAGCTTGGAACGATTATGTTGCACATAGCCGTGCACGACGCTCAGCACGGAGATGTTGAACATGGATGTTGAACATACCTGTTAACGAGGATGTATAACATCTCCTTAGCGAGGGGCATCTGTTTTGCATAAGGAATTGAAAGAGCACCTCTTGAAACAAGTCATCAACGTTTGCATGCGCGTCATCGACAAACTCGTTCCAGAGCCCAAGGCTCGTTATCCACAGACCAAGATGATTAAACATGTATTCCAGGAGCTCTTCAATGCTTACTGCCTGGAAGTGTGGGGCGGCCGCTTCGACGACGTGCCCCATCAAACTTTAAAACGCCTCGAGGACCGCAATTTCCTCACGTTCCTGTCAGCAACACGGAAAATCCTGTTGTACGTGGGCGAGAACGACAGGTATTACCGGGCCTGGATCGGCCTCGCCTTTGTCACTGTGAAAGAAGAGTATGAACGGGCCCTGAAAAGCCTCTCGAGAGACGAGTTCATCCGTGAGTATTCGTCTCAATGGGAACTTGAATTCAAGAGTATTCCCGAATCCCATTTTCAACTTCACAAAAGCGACTTTCTTGACATGATGCTTACAGCACATCTTTCAAACTTGTTGCGAATGAGAATCACCTCTGAGTGGTTCTCCGCAAAGCAAGAAAAAAAGGTGAATATGAAAAATGGTTAACACAAGTCCCGCAATAGGAAGAAACGGAAGCATAAACATCAACAGCGTAGAAGTTGGCTACATCAAAGGCGTAACCTTCGACGTCGACGCAGACGTCATCAAAGACTACAAGTTCACAAGCGACGTCCCCGCGGTCCTGGAAAGCGGCAACAAAACGTTCAAGTTCAGTTTTCAAAAGATGTTCATTGACACGGTATATGCGGCTCTGGTTTTGGCAGGCACGAAAATAACGATCTTGTTGGGTCCTGCAAACTCCACACCGACTGGTCAACCGAAATACACGCTTTCGAACGCCATAATCTTTCATCATGGATTTCGCGACGAGCAAGCTGGCATAGTGATTGAAGATGGATCCGGCGAAGCAGCAAGCCTAAACCTCGGAACCTATAGCTAGGAGCCCTGAAAAGGTTGTCGAAAAAGACTCCTGCAGAAGTTGGGCGTGAACTGTTCGAGAAAGAAGAGGCAGCGGAGCGAGAGATAGCCAAAAAATTCGATCCAAGACGGATCCTGGAAAAGGCCAGAGAAATCAAAACTATCAAGGATCCTGTTCTGGGAGAGGTAAAATACACGACATTGCCAGCGAAAGACCTCTGGGAACTCAATAAAATCAGTGATGAATGGGAGCGCACGCGCAAAATGATCTTTCTGCTCTTACACAAAGCATATCCCGAGTTGAAGAACGAGAAGGACCTGGATGATTTTCCAGCTGAAGAACTCACGCGCCTCTGTGAATTGATTGCGAGCCCCGAAAATTTTTTCCATCTCCCTCAGACATTGAAGCCTGGATCAACCAAAACCAAGACGCCCAAATCCTCGGCTTAATCGCACACGAATACGGCTACACACTCGATTATATTGAGTCTTTGACTCCTTTTCAACTTCAGTTCCTATTTTCCTGGGCAACGTGGTGGTACAAGCAAATAAGCAGGAAACACTGAATTGACAACGAACATCAATATTCTTTTGAAAGCAGTTGACCAGGCAAGCGGCACCATCAAAGATGTAGCGGCGACAGCTGACACTAGCCTCGGCAAAATGAAAGCTGCAAGCAACAAAGTGGAGAAGAGCAGCAAAGACGTCGCCTTAGCCTTCAATAATATCGCCACAAGCGGCCTGGCTCTTTACGGGTCCATCGACAGAATCCAAACGGTTCAAGTAGCTCTTGACAGAGCAAACCTTGCGGTAAAGACAAGTGCAAACGCAGTTGATGATGCACAACGAAAATACAATGCTACAATCGAGAAATTCGGTGTTGGCAGTAAAGAAGCAACTCTAGCTTCTGATGATCTGAAACTCGCGCAGGAACGCTATCAAGTCGCATGTTCAAGGGCCGAACTCGCACAAGGCAATGTCAGCCAAGCAATGATGAGCGCGGCAGTCACAGTTATTCCAAGTCTCATCACCATGATCACAAGCGTTTCAACCTTGACGAAAGGGTGGACCGCTGTAACCGAAGGTATCAGTGGCGCCATGTCTTTTCTCGCTGCAAACCCCATTATCTTGGTTGTTGCTGGAATTGCCGCTCTTGTTGCAGGCCTCATCTGGGCCTACCAAAACTGTGAACCCTTCAGAAACGCCGTAAACGCCATTGCAAACGTGCTGGGAGGAGCCCTAAGCGTTGCCATCAACTCCGTGTATGGCGCTTTTAAATGGCTCTGGGACAGTGTTCTGGTGCCTCTCGGAACCTTTCTCAGTGGAACTTTGCTTGCAGCCTGGAATACCCTTGCGAACGGCATAAGCTGGGCTTACAATAACATTTTGAAGCCCGTTTTCGACGCGCTCGCATGGGTTTGGAACAACATCCTCAAGCCCATTGCAGATGTGATCGGCGCCATTGTAGGAGCGGTTACAGGTTTGGGAGGAGGAGGCGTACCAAGCAATCAGAACCCCAATGTCGGAGGACATTATCAAGAGGGCGGCATCGTGACTTCACCTACATTATTGACGGCAGGTGAAGCAGGACCTGAAGCCATCATTCCACTTAGCAAACTCGGTCCAAGCGTAGCTGAAATTGCGGTTGATGCTGGCAGCCCCGTTTCTTATCAGTTTGAGTTTAACGCGCCTCTTATCATGGTTGCAGGCGGCGGCGGAGGAGTTGACAAGCAAACGTTGAAGATGATGGCAGAAATGATTAAGGATGCTTTGAAACGGGTTGTTATTGAAGCCAGCACTTCAGCTGCGGGAACGACCGACAAAACGATTCGCATACAATCATCTTTGATAGGTAGTCCAGTCAACGCGATCAGCAGACTCAGTACACCTAGTTTGCGCACAAACATTGGACAGCAGACACATGGATTTACACAGTAAAGAGGAGGGTGAAATCGGATGGTTTTAGCTGAGCAGGTTAGAAGTCTCACTGACGAATCAAACAAAATAGATGATTCAGCAGTGTACACGCGGGATAACGCTGCATGGGGCACTTTGAAAGACTACGGCAACATTACTCTCACAGAAGATTCTCTGGTTGTCTTCAAATTTACGGTCAATATTGGTTCTGCGTATCGTCTTAAAATCGGCAGTTACTACGTGTATGGTTGCTATACTACTGGGTACAAGACGGGGATTTCTTTCGTCGCTGCTGGAACTTATGCTGTCTTGATGGAACAGAAGAACAGCGGCCTATCAGGTAGTGTCAGCGCCTTTCAACTCGGAGTAGCAAAGTTCAGCGATCAAGTTTATTCGAATCTTGCTGCTTATTCAAGCCAAATAAACAAAACAGTTTTGGCTCGCACAACGTGTATAGGTTCATTGAAGAACGCGGTTTTCGCCGTCAACGTCTGGGCCTACACTCCAGGCGGGCAAACGAATTTTGAGAATGTTGGTGATGCGCTTACGAATGGTGTGCAACTTTCTGTTGATGGAGTTCAAGTTGATTGGACGACACGGGTCCAGGATACTGGCTCTGTCGAGACTGCATCCGCGAATTATTATGGCAGCCTTTCAGTAGGTTCAGCTCACACGTTCACGATCGGAAAAGACAATGCGAACACAGTCGTGCATATCAGCATAGTCGCTTGCCCCTGGCTGCTGGCAACTGTTGACAACGAACCTGTGACTCCTGATTTTGCCCAGGCAAGCACATTTTACGCGATACTTGAACCGTTGAATGGTAATCCCACTAAAAACAGTAAACTCGGCAAAAAAAGAAGCGTAAGTTACGGAGATAGCACCGACTACTATAGTGTCGCGACTCCTGCAACGGGCATCATGATACATTCATACACGTTCGAAATAGTCTACGTGACAAGTCAAGTCTGGGTAGTTTCAGGCTTGTTCGGCTGCATAAGTCACATCGCGGTGGATGAAAGATGACAGTTACCTTAGACGGCAAGACGCTTGACTGCAAAAGCCTAGGCGAAGGTTTCGAGGTTGTCGCTAGCCAATGGGATGCCTGGATAAACAACGTCTTCAAACGAAGGCTCAAAGTCCGAGGCGTAGTGCGCACATGGACGTTGGACTGTGTTGAAAACAGCGTTGCATGGACGAACAGTCAAGCCAAAAGCTTCGAAGATACAGGTCTAGCCGGAACCACGGTGAATCTCACGGTCACGGATGAAGTCCGAGTCATAAACACTTCCGTGTATATTCTTGGCGTGGCGATCCAGGTTGCAGACCTGGCTGGCAAGAATATTCGGTATTTCACGGTGACGTTGCAGGAAGCATAA